TTTAAATAAACTCCCACTTATTATAGACGAATCCTGTTCGGTGAGTTCTAGGGATATATATCGAGAAGTCATGAAAGAGCACTCAAAAGAAAAAATAGATTTGCTCATTATCGATCATATCCAACAAATAAGAGAGAATGAACAAAACAGACACCTAGAACTCTCTCAAGCTGCTTTTAATTTTAAAGAACTCGCTAAAGAACTTAAAATACCCGTTTTAGTTATGTGCCAATTAAACAGAGGCGTGGAGGCTAGAGCTGACAAACACCCTCTTATGTCTGATTTAAAAGAATCAGGTGATTTAGAAGCTATAGCGGATGTTGTCATGCTTCTTTATCGAGAAGCCTACTACGATCATGAGTGCGTTGATAAATCAAAAGTAGAAATGTCTATTGCTAAGAATAGAGATGGAAGGACTGGGACAATATTACTTTCTTGGAGCCCAGAAGTAATGTCATTTTCAAATTATTTATAATTTATTTGACTTATTTAGTAAGTTTACTTATTAATATTACTCATGACGAAAATCAAATCACTCAAGATACTGAACTGCCTTAGATGTAACCATATTTGGTGCCCAAGGGGTAAAGAAGTAAGACAATGTCCTAAATGCAAAACTGCATATTGGGATAAAATCAAGGAGACAGAAAATGGCAAAAGCCAAAAAAAAGCCAGTTAAAAAAGTTGTAAAGAAGAAGAAATAGCTTCTTCGCTGGGCACAAGAAAAAACCCCCCAGGTACTTGTGTCCAGAATAGAGGCTATTATGATCAAAAGCTACTATGTGTGCCCTCAATGTTGTGCGATAGAAATACTAACTGACCTAGTGCCCCCATTTCACAAACATGAAGAAATGGTAGGGTTAATTAAAAACAAATACTTTAAAGAAGCTAAGTCGATTTCAATTAAAATAAGATACGGAAGAAAGGGGCCTTATGGGTATCGATCCAAGTCCGATTATAAGCAAGGTGGCAATAGTAATAACAGCGTTAATAATAAGTGCGATAGTTTATGAGTATTTTTTCTAATGATATTTAACGATAGCACCGTGTCAGCGGTCTGGAGATTATGAGTAAAAAAAGGCCGAAAAGATCAGGCCCATGCAAGGCTTGCAAGAGAATCCACAAAACTCGATGTTGGGAAGCTTATTTAAAAAGAAAAGCACTGCGAAAGAAATAGCCCCTTGGGGGAAACGGCCTAGTGTTTAAAAGGAGGATCAGATGCAATTTAAAATAGGCGGATCATATAAAACAGTAGGAGGTTGGAAAGCCACTGTTCTGTTTAGAACAGCTTACAGTTTCTCTCTATGGTGTGTTCACTTTGCCCCAGATGGATATAATAATGGGACTACTGATGAAACTATATGCGTACATGATCAAGTTGGGAGATTACAAGTAGAGCATCATTGGAATAGCAATAATTTTTGTAATAAAAGATCCCTTTCATTTAATTCAATGAATCCGGCAGATCTTACAGAAGTGGAGCTATAATATTTTAACTATTCGAACAATTTGAATAGTTCGATTTAAGGGAAAGGAGGATGGGATGAAAAAGAATATGAGATGTCCGTGCGGAAAGAGAAGAAAGAAACAACATGAGAAATTGATTGAGAATGGAAAAGGCTCTTCAAGTTGCGCTCAATATGTGAAGCGAAAGTAATTTTAACAACTTAATATGAAGGCAGTGGCTGAGTAATCGGCAAGCACTTAAATGATTGTAAAGTAGCCTAATCAGCGAAAATGATCATTAAAGGTTTCTGACGGACGGAGTATTCCGTATATAAGATTAGTAAAAGTAGCTGGTGATTCGGCAAAACTACTATTCTTGTATCTAGCTCCTGCTGTGAATACATAATGTGTATTAATAGGAGGGGGTAGCGGCCTACCTTCAGAGTTTGGGGACTGGTGGAAGTAGAAGACACGGCGGGTAGCGCCCGTGAGCAGAGATCCTTAGGGCTTTAGTGGCTGATGGATTAAAAGCTCTTCCAGGTGCAAGTCCTGGGTCCCCGATATTTATATGAAGGCAGCGGCGTTGACAGAGATGAGGAGTCAATCGGGGCGCAACGATAAACGCAAAACAGAAAAGGCCATAGAAGATTATCATATCTCGTGCCTAGCCAGTGCAATTCTGGCCTGCCTTCAGACTTTATCTGCCAATCATGCTCATGGTGAGCACAACTTGTAGCACAAGTCGGGGGTGTTGATTGGTGGACCCGACCAGTAGTTTTGGAGATAAAATGACCCAAGAAACCAAAGCCTTTATTGGACAGGCAAGATATTTTGCTAATTCTTTTATTGAAAAGAAAGTGGATCCAAAGATTGCTAATTTAATTATATCTTTAATTCACATTATTGAAGGGCAAGAGAAAGAAATTGAAACATTAAATAATCCACAAAGAAATGATTATGGGATGTGGGAAAGTTATAAGAATAATTGGTGATATATGACTAAAGAAACCAAAGCATGGATTGAGGAAATGAAAAAAAAGCTATCTATATTAGATAGCTCTCGATGGACATGGAAAGATCATAATGCCTTAGTGATGGCCATAGACATCATCGAATCCCAAGAGAAAGAGATTGAGAGGCTGAAGGAGGCTTTGAAATATTATGCTACAGTTGAGTGCAAAGAAGAGTATGACTGGCCTGATCAAGATATTGCACGTAAAGCATTGGAGGCAAAATGACCAAAGACTACAGGAAACGAGCGGAGAATTTCTTAGGATTAGTTTGCAAAGATCATTTCGAATATGAAGAAAAATTAGACATTCTCATATCACTTTTTCGAGCTACTGAGTTAGATGCAGCCCAGGAAGCTCGTCGGCAAGAGAATGAGGCGTGTTGGAATTTAGCTATGGGGGCAACTGGGGACACAAATAATGTAGCTTTTGCAGAAGGTTATTCTGGTTCATGTAGAGATATCGCCAAAGCCATCCGATCACGTATGGAGGAGAAATGAAGTGGAAGAAGCTTAAATCTCTTAAAGGACTGCCTAAAGATAAATCATTCTTATTATATGATGATAAGGTTACTTTTGGGGTACAGATCTATGAGGCAATGATGTTTGACGGTAAAACAATGGGATGTCCTGCTACCCATGAGGTTTATGAACTAAAAGACTTTTCTCATTGGAGGCCCATGATTAAACTGCCTAAGGAAAGAAAATGAAAACATTTATTAAAGTATTAGCCTGTATTATCTTAATTAGCTTTATCTATATCGTTGGGTATTCTGTAGGCACATACGATACCTACCGGGCTGCGCATGACCAGTTCTTAGGAAAGTGTCTTAAGTATGCAAGAGGATATCCAGCTACAGGATGGTGTAAGTTGTATGTAGGTGATTATAAGGAGAGAGAATGATGCTATATCCAGTTCCAACGGTTATTCTTAATAGACAACAACTCATGGCAGAATACGCCAGTTGTATGACTATAGCTGGTAAGATAAAAGATGTTTATGAAGGTTTGGTAAAAATAGAAGATGATCCAGAAGTTGCTAGGTGGTTTATGTGTCAGACAGCTCTATACGATCGTTGTAGAGAAAGTTTAACAATATTATCAGAAGTTCATGGAGTTGATGTCAATGTCATTTGGCCCTTAAAGTTACAATTAAGAGGCGGAGAGTCAGTCTACCCTAAATACACAAGAAAAGAATTATTGGAGAAATTAGACTTGATAAAATCAGGTCAGATATTTGGAGAATAAATGAGATTATTATACCCAGTTCCAGTTAGTATCATTCCAGAGAAGTTTCTTTTAGAAGAGCATTTAAACTGTATATCCATTGCTTCACAAATACATTCAGTCAATTCAGGAGAGGCTAAATTAGAAGATTTAGATCCTGAAGTGTCTAGGTGGTTTGGCTGTCAAAGCGCCCTCTACGATAGATATCAAAAGACTATCGACATGCTCTCTAAAACATATCGAGTTGAAGTGATAAACACATGGCCACTTGAGGTAGGGGGACTGAAAGTATTTCCTAAATATACTTTTGGTGAAGTGGTGGAGAATCTTAGTATTGTTGGCTTTGGGGCTAAGGTGTTTAAATGAGGATATTTATAGACCCTCATAAAAGTGGAATTATCTTTGGGGTGTGTGAGCAAGATGAGTTTGATATTAGAAAAGTTAAATGGAACAAGCTCCCTTGGAATAATATAAGAGAGCTTGTTCATTCCATCAGTCAAATGCTAACAATCAGAAAGGATCTTTATGAAAAGAAAAGTATCGAAGTTAACAAGGCTAAAGCAAAGCCAAAAAAGAAAAGAGTATTGGGCAAGAAAAAAACAAGTTAGTTTTATTAAAATGGTTGCTAATAAAGCACTAAGCTTAGTGGGGGTATTATGAGACAATTTACTTTAAAGCCTAAGTATGACGCTATACAAGGTCTTACAGGGGGGAATATTTCCATTTCATATAAGGAAATGTTAATCGGCCTCATCTCTACAAAAACACAATTATCAAGCGAACAATTCTTTAGAGCTACTGATTTATTTTCAAAGATCAAAAATGCCAATGAAGGGGACACATTAGATATTGAGGATCAAGATTACGAGATGCTTAAAGCTAAAATAGACCCTTATATTCAAACCCTTGTAGGCCCAGCCGTCACCGTTCCTGATGTGGCTGTGTTTATAAAAGAAGTTATAGAGATGCCGAAAAAATGAGATTATCTCATGAACAATATAAAGCTTATAAAAATCGTCGTTCCAAAACCTCTCCCGAGCTTAAACAGGTTGTTCTCAATGAGCCATTGGAAAAGGAAATCAGTGAAGGAGGCGATTCAAAAAGAAGTACGGTATGCATACTTAGTTTCACAACAAGACCAAAAGATGAAGACAACCCTTGTCCAAAGTACCATATCGATGCTCTCCGCTATGAAGGAATCATACCAAACGATACGAGAAAAGATATCGACCTATTTATTGATGAATTTAGAGTGAAAACTAAAAAAGAAGAAAGAACAGAAATTTATATCCTAAAGGAGGATTAATGAAAGCAAGTGATATTAATTTAGCATTTACTATAATTGCTGAATTGTGTGGTGGGATTAAACAAAAGGCTATGTGTCTGCCATATTCATTTACTCCAAATTCTAAAATTGAGCCAGATAAAGCCTCTATAATGACTAAAGGAAACTTGGAATATTTATTATCATCATTAAGTGAGCCAAATATTCCTGAAGAGGAGATTATTTAATGGCAACAGCTCTATGGGATAAGGGGTTGATTAAGGTATATATTAACCCCATGACGGGACAGATCGAAAATGCTATAGACTCACCAGATTGGACCCCTAGTCCATCATCTATAGGAATGACTTATAACTCAGAAAGAGATTTAAAGGCTCATTATCCTGGAGTTGATTTTAAAATATTAGGGGTTAAATTAGAACACAATAACACCAAAACAACAGAATCTGCATTTGGTTTTAAAGTAACTGAAGAAGAAATGATTGAGGGAGGGAAGATGATTCCAGTAATAGAACCAAACACAGACAAGCTCATGATGCTTTTCACAAAAGCCGCAGTTGAGGCAAAGCACGCTGAGGGTGTTAGGGATAAAAGCTATAAAAAAGGCTTTTGTAATGGTGTAGGAAAGGCTATTATGGCCATAAATCCATCTCTTAAAGAGAGATTACAGGATATAGTAAACAACGCAAAAGATCAGGATTTAGACGATTCTGATTCATTTATATAAAGGAGAGTTATGAAAGTCATGAAACCTAAAAAGATGGTAGTTAAGAAAAGTGTAGTTAAAAAAGATGGTAAGATGATCAAGATGGAAAAGATGAGTAAGACAATTCCTTCTGGGTTCGCTTCTCATATCGCTATGATGGGAAAGAAATGATTAAATGTGTTCTTATATTAACTAATGGGGATTATGTTTTTGATTTAACTGAGGAACAACGTGATGCGGTTATTTCATGCTTTACTTCTGCTAAGGGTAAGAAACAGCACTTTGCTTTCAACTTCTCTTCAGGCCCTATTGTGATAGATCACAACCATTTAATTGGTATTATATTTAAAAAAAATAATCCCCCAACCCAATAAAGGGAAGGGGGATATTATCTTTAAGCCTCTTCTCTTGGAGCTACATACACCAAACGAGCAAGCAATGCATGGGCTGTTGCTGACAATGTAAATCCTGTTGCCGTGATAGCCACATCACTATTTGTCGTTGTGGAAAGAACAGACGGGCTAGCAATTGTCTGTCTCAATGTATGAGTAGACGCCATTCCATCAATCACTTCCCAAACAATGTTGTTTGTTTCATCTAAGACTTTAACACTAACAGGGCGATATCCTAAAGTAACAGTTTTAGCTGTTCCATCACCTGTCAAAACTCCATATCCTACGTTATAGGGGTTAGCCATATATTCTCCTTTTATCTTCCTGCGTTCCAAACAATGTTTTGGCCGAGGGAATTAATTGTTGCGTTTGTTCCAATTGTAAACCCATTGCTTCCGGGGGTTACACCACCTGTATTGATAAATGCTCCGCTACCACCACCTGTTGCACTACGTGTAGCATAAGAAACTCTTACACTTGAGACAGTGTCCACACCATTAAATGTCATGACTCCAGTGGCTAAGTTAATAGCAACTTGACCAGGACTTGGCGTTGAACCGCCTGGGATGATTAACATGGGACCTGCCGCAGGGCCGACTAAGTTATAAACATTTTGCACAATAAGAGGGATATTTGCCAAAGTACCAGAATTGGCCGTTACCGTCACGTTTTCATTAACCACAGGGGTCAATGAAACGCTTGAGCTGCTGTTTAAATACCCAGTATCAGAAGCCATTTCTTTATTCCAAAATAAAGAACCTCCTGCTGTTGTATTGAATAATTCTACCCACTGAGGGGCAAAATCTAATTGGACAAAAATAGCTGATCCTGTACCAGTATTAGCACCAGAACAACCATAAGGTCCAAAGAAACGATCTCCATTTGCCATAAATTCTCCTTAACGATTGGTTGATTTAAAAACTCTAAACATTAAATACTAAATTTAAAATTAAAACAATTTAAAATTAATACAAATCATCAGTATAAGTGTCGTAAATCACATAACATCCAGAGCATACATACTCACCTTCAACTAACATAACGCAGTCATCTGCTGGGAGCTCTCCATACCCTACATAATCTTTGAAATCCCTATCACAGGATTTTGAAACGATGTAACTCTGAGAGAGGCTTAAGGCTGCTGGAGAGGGTTCTATTGTAGGATTACAGCCTATAAGGAATAGAAATAGTGGAGCACAGGGTTTTATTCTCCATAACCAACATATAAACTTATTTAAATAGAAAATAACCCCTAACGGCCTACTAGATTGTCTGATGCTTCGGTGCAAAGTTGAAGTTGTTCTTCGGCTTCTTCCCATAGTTTTTTATAAGTTTCAGCTTCCTTGCAGTTTACTCTCTTCACGCACGACAGATTCAACGATATTAGCCCTATTAAGACGATCATTCTTGCCCACTTCATAACCCTTCCTCCATTCAAAATAACGTCTTGTAGCCATATCCTTGGCGTTTTTAGGCCATTCTGCAATAATCTCTAACAACCACTTTAGAAGCTCTATCATTTAACTGCATTTTTAGAGATAGCGCTCTTTAAAGAGGCAATCCCACCACCTGTCAAAATACCCATAGCGGTTTGATAAGCTGTATCGTTTAAAACCCCTAGCACATGAAGGGTTGTTGTAACCCCCATAGCAATGGCGATAATGTAGCTCTTCTTCCCATCTAAAAAATTGATGATTTTTGACATGAAATCTCCTTTATAAACCAAATTTAGACTTAAAAATTATCATTAAAAGGCTAACAACAAAAGCTACTGTTGCACTAATACTTGCAATCTTAACATTTGTGGCCCCATCAGCTTTAATATAACCAAGCTCAACATCCTGAATTTTCTTCAACAGCTCTTCCTTATTCTCTTGGATCTTATTTAAAAGCTCTTCCTTGTTAGAATGCTGATGAGTTCTAATTTCATGCATAGTAACTCTAAACTCATTACCATGGGTTTGCACTCTATCGTTTAATTGATCTATCCTATCTAACAGAATAGAAACTGTTGGCCCTGCTAATTGTTTAACCATATTATAACCGGTTTTCAGTCTTAACCACAAACTATTTAACGCCATTATGTAATATACTAAAATGATTCCCATCCATAAACAACTTGTTATATAAATTTATCATTGGCATTAAATGTCTTATGATAACACTTATTTGCACTAAATGCAGTTCCAAATTTAAAAGGCATAGTTATTTCTGCAAAGATACTAAGAAACCATTCTGCGGCATGAAATGTTATGGCAGATGGCAGAAAAACAGGAGTTTTATCGAGCAAGACAAGCCAATAAGATCTAAAAAGATTTGCTCTACAACAGGCTGTGACGCCATCCATTTTGGAAAAGGATTTTGTAGGAAACACTATGCTAAAAAGTTTTATGATAGCCAGTCTAAGTCTGGCATGAATTGGATGCACAACAAAATTATTAAGGATTGTCTGTATTGTCTTAAGCCATTCACAACTAATCGAATTATAGCCAAGTTTTGTTCTTTTAAATGTATGGGGCTGTTTAATAGAAAACCTTTTATTATTAAAAAAGGATACAAAAAGGTTTTGAACCATTCTCACCCAAGATCTGATGGCAAAGGATATGTTTTTGAACATATTATTGTTATGGAATCCATAATAAATAGACCTATAACAAAAACGGAAGTTGTCCATCATAGGGATCATAATAAAACCAATAATCATCCATCTAATTTGATGTTGTTCAAAAATAATTCTGAGCATATACATTTTCATAATCAAGCAACTATTTCGAAGTGATTCCCGTCTTTTAACTTACTAAAATTTCCACCCCATCTACACTGGGCTTCAGGGGTTGATAAACTTTCCCAATACTCGCCCAACTCCTTAAAATCTTCACTTTTAGTACACCACCCATCCTTAAAAAGATTAAAATCAACAGCAAGTCTTTGGATATGCAGACTATTAGATATCCCCTTACCTGTCTTAGCATTCAAAGCAGCTTGTTCTGGAGTCCTATAAGCCTCTCCAAATGTTAACTTCCAACCCTTCTCACGATAACAATAGTCAATCAGTCTTCCTATTAGGAGGACAAATGTCTGTTGTTTTTCTAAAAGAGTCATTTATCTATTCCTGGTTTTTTTGACTCTCGGTAGTAACAGGGACTATTGAATCGTTGTAAGTTATGAGTGATTTTATAATGGCGTCTTTAAATATTTTATTAATAACAAATAAACATACGAAATCTTGGTTCATGATAAGCTTATTAATTAAAGCTTCAGTAAATCCATTTCTATTTTTTACAATACTTCTAAGATACAACCCTACATTTTTAGAACTCATCCCGTAAGATATTGATGTTTTATTATCAAAGTTAGTCGCTAAACCAACCAATGGGTGGTTCCTAAGCCAATCATTCTTATCCTTAGATAAGTTCATGTTGGATAGTTCTTCTTCAACATGCTCGCCGTTTGGTGTTTGGTCTAATTGGTCTTTAACAATCTTATAAAAAACAGAATCGTTACCAGTAACCGTTTTTAAAATATCTTTTTTCATCTAGCCCCCGCTAAACCTGAAAGTCTTTGAAGAAGAGGAGAGCCTGCTAATTTATCTACATAGTTTACCGTCGGTGATCTCAGCCCTGATCCTATAGATGTTGATACTGGTAGCGTAACGGGCTCAAGAAATCCTTTTGCTGACCCAAACCAACCTTTTTCAACAGCTTTATCTAAAGCCTTTTTAAGTGAAATACCTTCACTTAAATTCTTGTTAATAGATCTAAATTCAATAGCAGCATCATCAGGCAAATTATCTTGCATCAATTCAACCAAGCTTCTGGCTTTAGATCTTGCGCTTTGAGCTAGTTTTGTATTTTTAATCGATCCAGCATGATATCCCTCATCATATAAAACTCTTTTAATAAAGTTCGCATCTTCTGGAGTTATATATCTTGATTGAGATCTCTCATATATATCCATTAATTTATTGCCAACTTTTGTATTTGGGACTTTCAAATCAAACATACCATCAGCAAGGTTTTTAATCTCATTTGGAGAAATAACATTGTTTATTGGGAGCTTAACATCAGAATAATTCGATAATAGAGACTCTAACTTAGCCTCTCCTTTTATTAATGAGGCCGCATTTTTTTCAGCAATACTTGCAGTTGATAATGTCGGGCCAAAACTTTCATTAATAATACTTCCATATTTAGGGGCTCCAGTAATAAACCCAGTCCATAAATCAGCAGCTCCTTTGCCGCCTTTAATTAACCCTTTAACAAGCCCAGTTGTTATGCCAGACAATCCACCACTTAATAAACCAGATCCAATAATATCACCAGGCGTTGCGTCCTTATTAGAAACAGCTTCCAAAGTACTTCCAGAAACACCACCCCTGATAAATGAAGGTAACATTTCAATCGCTTTGTATGCTTTAGGCAAAGCTTCTATTATTGGTGCTGCAATTGCCTTTTCAGCCAAAGCTGGAGCTCCGGCTATAGCACCACCGGCTTGACCTATGAAATTAGAAACAGGCTGGCTTGATACTGCTTCTTGAATTCTTTGTTGGGTAGCTTCATTAGGGCCAAGACCAACCTTATTTAAAGCCCAATTAACCCCACTCGCATCACCAACGCCTTTTGATAAAGCGATAGCTTTATTCATTGGCTCATTTAACGGATTTATTTGTTGAAATCCTGGTTTTAAATACTCAACAACCTTACTTACAAGAGGCTCAAAGTCTTTCCCTAAAATGACATATTTGTGACCGTTTTTATCAAGATCAATCTTATCTCCAGAATCGTTATTTATTAAGTAACCATTATCCCTAAGAGCATTTTGAGTATTAATGTTCTGAGACTGTTCTGGAGTTTGAGCTTTAGTAAGTTTATCCAACTCTTCTTGAGATTCTACTACAAAAGAATGATCAGAATTTGGCAATGTGACTTCGAATGGCATTATTTAATCCTCTTAACTTTAACCCCATTAACAAATGTTGTTTCACCAATACCAAGTTTATCATAATCAGGAGCGGTTGATTGTGGTTGACTGATTTCCTTATACGCATCTTTCATTCTATTTCTGTTTTCCAATAGCTGTTTCAAAGATTCTGGGGTTGCCCCTCTTAAAGCTCCATAGCTTGAAATCAAAGCTTCTTTCCTATCATTAGAAACACGTCTCATTGAACCAACAATAACATTAAGCTCATCTTTTGATAGGTTTTCACCTTTTAATAATCTTAGAAATGGTTCTTGCTCTTTTTCTGAAAGGTTGCCCTTTTCACCCATTATTGACCTTAAAATAAAGTTCTTTAAAGCTTGAGCATCAAATCTTGATTCTTGAAGTTCTGGTGATGAAGCTACAAGGTTTTTAAGGTCGATAACTTTACCAGCAAACCTTCCACCGTCTAATTCCTTCGTGACTCTTTCAAAATTATTAACAACTTTATCTAATGTCTCTAACCCGCCAAGACCTTCGGATATTTTTTGGATATCCCTATTAAGCCTTGGGTTGGTATTAGGGTTTAACCCAAGTCCATTTTTTTCATAAAAATTAGACAAGTTACCCTGCTCTTTAATTTCATCAGGAGTCATTGGGGCATTAATCAAAGACTTTGTAGTTAAGTCATAATATCTGCCATACCTATCGGCTTCTCTAGCATCTTTTCTTGCTTGCTCTAATTCTTGAAATGTTAACTGTTTTCCTAATTGTAAATCAGTATTAAAACCTGCAAACTTCATCCTGTCTCTTAAATCCTTAACACTATTAAAAGAATCATTTATAACTTTTAAAGCACCTGTATATTCACCAGTCTGCAAGTATTGATTAGCAAGAAGCGTATCATTTTTATCAGTCACCAATGGTAGGAATTTAGAAACTTTTACTTGGGCTTCCTTATCTTGAATGTCTTTAGATGCATTTCTTAATTGATCCAGCCCCATACTTATAGATGAATTGCCAGTCGGCGAGGTTCTGTTCTTAGCAGCAATAATATTTGCCGCAGTTCCACCACCAACACCAATAAACCCGGCTATTTGCTGTAACCTGTCCATCAAGTTAGGACCGCGAACATTAAATGATTGAGGATCAATTTCTTGCCCAGGTCTAACAGGGAAATTAGGTCCTTGCTGGGACTGTAAAAGAGCCTGTTGTAAAGACTGTAATTGATTAGGATCTGTTGACATTATGCAAAGTTCCTCGAGCCAATTTGAGATTCACTTGAGGTGACCCCTCTTTGTTGGCCTTGTAAAGTAGTTAATGTATCAAGCAAGTTCTGTAATGGTTGAACCCCTTGAGTTTGTGCATTTAAACCAGACAATATTGATTGTAAGTTAAATCCTCTATCCGCTAATTGAGTTTGATTTTGTAGACCTGTAACATCATTTTGAAGACCCACATTACCAAGAGCTCTTTGATATGTACCTTGTTGTGCTTCAGAAACTAAAGGCTGCCCAGCAAGTCTTGACTGCAAGTTGTTTTGATTTTGTAAAACACTTATCAATGATTGATTTCCAGCAGTCTTGCCCAAGCTATTTGCTATCGCTGCGTTAGAAGCATTTCTTTGAGCATTAATGTTATTTAACCCCTCACTAATCCCCAATCTTCCAAAGTAATCAATACCACCATTTAAAGAAGAATTAAGATCATTTACGCCAGCAAAGTTACTGCTCAGATTAACCTGAGGGAGATTAAACCCTGATGGATTTGATGAGCTTTGTGGGCTGAATTGGTTCAAATAACTATTAGCCTTATTATAATAATTATTTAAAACATCTGATATCCCAAAGCCTAATCCTTGAGAAGTTTGTCCTCTGCCAGCTCTTCCAGATAAAACATCCAAAACATTTACAGGGATTTGATTTACGTTTGAAGCCTGACCTTGAGTCTTATCACCATACCCTAAACCACTATTTGGTCTAGGAGCATTATAAGGCATAACTCCAGTGTTTGAATATACAGGTGCATCCGTTGGCGTTGGGTAATAACCATTTGAGGCATTCTGAGGAGGCGCAGCTGGAGCGGCAGGAGCTTCCCAAAAACCAGCACCATTGCCTCCAGCATAGTTAGGAGATCCGTTTGGTAAATATGGGTAAGGGTAATTTGTTGCCATTAAAAGCCTCCCATTGAGCCCAATGTTTTCAATAAATCACTATTCAAGTTGCCACCAAGTTGGAATGAAGGTTTGTTTTGACCAAAATTGCCAAGATTTAATGAAGGCATTTGTAATGCATTCGTTACAGGGTTGTGCTGAACACCAGGAGATGCTGGCAAATCTGGATTAGCTTGTATGGGAGGAAGAATGGCTCCTGATGTTTGTTTTGGAGCACCTTTTGCTAAACCAGCAATTGCCGTTCCTGCTCCTATAACTCCTGTAATAATTGGCACAGCGGCCGCTAACGTTGGCATAATATCACCCCTGATATACTCCTAAAAGTTGTCTCAAAATATCTAAATGTTTATCACCTGTTTGCTGTCTTTGGACAGCGTTACTCTGACTTGACCCACCACCTAAATCACCACCAGGAAGCTTCCCAACTCCTAAATCACCTAGTTTAGGAGTAGCGCCACCAGCCGCAGGGGCTCCGTTACCAACTCCAGCACCTATGCTAGATCCACCTAAAGCACTCCCACTGCTTGGCCTATAAGGATTTAAGGCTGAATAAATCCCTAAACCAGCATTTGCTAATGTTGCAGCAGTTTCAAATCCTTTACCTATGCTTTCCCAATTAACAGAAGCTTTCGGGGTCATGGATAATTTATCCCCCCAATTACCAAGATTGGGAGAACCGCTATTTGAAGATCCTGATTTCATATTTTATACATCATATCATAGTGGTCTTTATAGAGACAATACTCTATCTCATCTTCCATTATGCCATCAACAATACATGATTCTTTAGTCTCACCTTCTTTGGCCAAACCAGCTCTTTGCAAAGATGTCTCAATATCATTTCTTCTTTTTAAAAATTTAAAAGACATTCTTCTTAAAGGCATTTTATCAAACACAATTTGTGCCAAAGCTAACATACACCAGAAAGCAAACTTAAACTTTCCCCTTACTTCATCTTGAAACTTATCTATCAAAACAAGTCCAACTTGAGAACTTAACCCATACCAATCAATATTTGTTATAACTGCAAATCCTAAAGGCTCAATCCCCTCTATTTTACATAAAAATAGCTGAGAGTTTGTGCTTGTTTCAAAGTTTTCTATGTCTTTTTTCCCCCATGTTGGAGGACATCTTCTAAAAAAATCACTATACTTTTTATTTCTAAATATTTCCCATAACAACTCATAATGATCACTATTAAATCTTTCTAATATTACTGGGTTATTCATATTAAGGCGTGATAATTATAGATAAAAATAGTTGCCCATCTGCTACCGTTGGGCCTGTAAATGCTGTTGTAACGTTAATAGAAATGACATCGCCTGAATTAGCGACGGCACATATTCCGTCTGCGGCTTTTGCTACGAAAACATCAGCTGTTGTGATTGTTGTTGGGATAGTTCGAGTCGCGATAATATTATCGGCTGTGACGTTTGTGCCGATTGTAAAGTCAGCAGCTCCCACCACCACTCCTGTGATTCCAGAAAATGAAACATAAGCCGCTTCAACTGTTACCGTCCAACCCGTGGGGACAGTAAATAAAGGCGTGAGGCCTGTAGCTGTAAAATCAACATGATTGGGAGGAATTAATGTCCTGACGACATAGGTTCCATTTTTGTACCCCATAATTCTGATATTTTCATAAACGTTGTCGCCACAATCTATAGTTGCCATATTATGTTTTCCTCACTGTGAATTGAGCGTATAAATCTTCCGCTGCTGTTGCCGCAGAAGTAGTCGCCTGGATTCCAACTAAATCACCTGCAATAACACTCACAGGATTGGACGTTGTAGAACCTGACGTCCCATTCAGAATGGAAATGGCCATTGTTGTTGGAGCACCATTTAAAGTGATTTGATAAGTATCGATATTGCCAGGGCCGTTTGAAACGTTTGTTGAAACAATAAACGAGTCTACGATTCCAGAATAAGTGGCGATGTATAAAGGAATACCATTTGTTGAAAATTGAGAAGCACTTAAAAACGTTGTAACGTTTTGAGGTAATGCACCTAAATGTTGCCCTCGACCAAAATCTTTATATCTAAAGTCAGCTCCGAATTTAGCTTCAACATTTGTGTTATCCTGAATTGCAGAAGTAGGAATTGATGATGAAAAGAAGTATGCAGAATCACCAACCTGGAATGTTTGAGGTGTGCCAGCCAAGTTGTACGTTGTGGTTCCAGAAGTTGTATCGATGAAAGCTGAATCTTCTGTCACTCTTCCGATTAATCCGCAGGTTGTTAAATTATAAGTAATGCCGGTGCTATGTTGAATAATACCGCCATTAATAGATCTAATAGGCTCAGCGAAGTTTGTAAGATTAAATGTTCCACCGCCAACAAACACGGTAGAAGCTTTTTGAGATTGGAAAAAGCTTGAAGCAAGAGGGAATCTTCCTGTTGCCGTAACCGTAATTCCTGATCCTGTTAAAATAGCACTTCCATTACTTGCACTAAAGACAGCGGCAGCATTCGTGATATTCAAGTTCGAATTGATGCTCATGAAAGCACCGTTTGAACATGAGAAAGCTATAGAAGGATTTGAAATAACTCCACCCGCTGAAGACGCTTCAAATACAACAGAAGCTCCACCACGAGTGGCAGACGCTGGAGTTGAGAAATCAACAAAGTTGCAATTGGCTAAATAAACAATCGACTGAACACATGAAATACCAGTTCCACTACCACCACCTAGAAACTGAAATCCTCTAAACCGATAAGCTGTAGAGCTATTAACAATTGTAAAGGCTGTTGAGGCAGAACTTATGACGCAGTTTGTAGGGGTGACCTCATCTCCTATGAGTTCAACCAAATTGGTTCCATAAGTAGTCGATCCAAATCCACCTACGAAATCAGAAGCCACTAAGTTTTCAACATAAGTACCGGTTGCAACGTTAATTCTCCAATACCCACCAATGCTACTTGCTGTAGTACGATTAATGGCTCTTTGGATTGTCTGATAAGCATCAGCAGGCAAGTTGCCACTATTTGAATCGTTTCCAGTTGCAACGTTCACGTAAATATCAGTTGGCGTACCTAAAGCAGACAAAGGAAATTGAACGCCTAAAGCCCAAGGTGCAATCCCTGTAATATTAGGATTGGCGCCTCCAGAAGACGCTAATGGAGAAGATGCCGTGACAGAGCTAACACCACCTCCACCTGTACCAGTTCTATCAGAAGTTTTAGGCATTTATCTACCCCCACCCTTCTTAACCATATATTGAAGATTAATAGCGTTAGTAGCATTTGTTGGCGTATAAGAAATCCTAAGGTTCTTAAACGTCATGTATGTATCAGCTAAATATGTGCTGTTTGATGCCAAGCTAGTAATAGGGATGCCTGTTGTGGGGTCTCTAAACAAAGTCCCTGTAACATCATTCCAATGAGTATCGTCTAAAGTACCCTCAATAATAACAGTCGTATTAGTTATTGTTTGAGTTAAAATATTGAAATTTTCATCAACGGTTACACCCATTTGCTCAGTAAATGTAGTCAAAGCCAAATTTGTAAGGGCTAAAGTCCCTACTCTATACGAACCACCAGAATATAAATTACTCATAAATCTCCTTTTTAAATTCTATCTCAACAAAACTACCTTAGTTGCCGAACACTACAAAATAAAAACCACCATCTTTAAGGGTATCAGTGAAATCAACAACGTTAATAGTGGCTTGGGTAGTTGAAACTGATGTCGCATAACAAGCATTGGCACCTGCACCACTAACCGGAGTTGCAAATATTACATAATTTGTGTTTGAAAATGCTGTTGTAAAATTTATCCTATAATCACCTGTTCCAGATCGAGAAGATGAAGTTACATTAAACCCAAGAACGCCAAGAGATCCACCTGCACTAACTGTCCCCCAAGCTTTTGCAGCAGACCTTGAACATATCATATCAATAGCAGGCGAAAATGTAGCATCATTTAGCTGAAGGTAAGCATTGCATAAAACTATCCCACTAGCTGGGGAAAGTTGTATTGTCCCAGAGTTTTGGAGGATTGAAGTAGTTTTAGCGTAATCAAGCCAAAGTCTGTCCCCGGTATCAATTAACAAACCAGAACTATCAAACCTAGCTGAATTAGATCCTCCAGCAACAACCTGTATATTATTTGATGATATTTCAGTTATATAAGTATCACCCGTAACACCAACTCCATCAAAATTAATACGCGATGTCGCTTCTATACCAATTCCCGAACTAGTTACCCCAAAAGCCGTTGATCCTCCTGCAACTATTCTAACATTCCCTGCTGATACTTCAGAAATATAAGAGGTGGCACCTACGTTGAAATTAACATGTTGTGTTGTAGGGACTGTAATACCACCAGCGTAAACAATTGGGGTTGTAAAAGAGGTGGTTCCTGTAAAAGAAACTGATCCATCAAAAGTCATAGTACCACTTATTGTTCCACCATTAATTGTAGGGGTTGTGAGAGTTTTATTTGTAAGAGTTTGAGATAATGTTGTTCCTACAATATCACCTGAACCTACACCGTGTATTCCTGTTATAGCAGCTTCATGCGTATTCCCGTCATTAACCAATGACGTGAAATTAGCATTCATCAAAGAAGAGTAAATTGTTGTAAAAGGGACAAATGTATTAGGTACTGAAAAAGGCATATTACCCCAATAATATCATACTAAAAGAAGCGTTTGGTAATGTTGACCTTATATCAACATTTACATCACCTATACTATAAACATACACCCCCCCTGATTGACTTTGAGTTATACCCACCCAAGGTCTAGGATCCATTCCATGCCTAAACACTCTTGAAGTGTTAGGGGTTGGATCTGTGGTGCCTTCAATAATTCTATAAGTGATGTTGTCTAAATTAACATGGGAAAGAATTTGGGTCAATTTTATTGACATTTTATCCAATTCAGAATTCTGAAAGCGACCCAAATTAGGCTTCATTTGAACTCCTGAGGTCTTGCATTCTTTGTCCATCCATAAACTGTAATGGGTTGGCCAAGGCCTGCCTCACCTATAACACCAGTAATGGGGATAAATGTGTTTGTTGTTGCATCTGGGTTAGTGGCTGTCACAGTATGGATGGTATCAAATACACCTGTAACAGAATCGACCCCATAAGCATTACCTAAACTTAAATTAACAATCCTAACTACAGTAGCTGTAGCGCCTGTGGTTGCTTGGGATAGTGTAGATCCTACCTGAATAGTCCCAAGACCAAAAACATCACCATGAAATAGCAACTGAACACTTAAATCTTCCTGAATGATGTCTAATTGCTTGTAAAAAGCTTTCCTATGAGGGTTGTAGACTATCCTTATTGGGATTTCGTCTTGAAATTGGGACACATCAAACAACGCCACATCCCACAAAGCTTCTTCATTTAACACGCTAATGCTTTCAGAGTCTTGACCAGCAATACTTAAATCATAAACTGAAGATAAACTCATATCATACAAAGTCCCATTGCCAGAAACATAAATAAAATCTTCAAAAAACAACTTTTTCTCTTCTGGGATACCATAGTTAGTAGGGTAATCCCTGACATGATGCCTAATAGCGCTTCCATCATCAGTGCTTCCAACTCCAAGATGGTATAATTTCCCATTATAAGCCGTATTCCCAAAATAAACGTCTTTAGTCTCATCTGGCTGAGAAATTAAAAAAGCAGAAGCAGCAGAAATACCAGGCCAAATATCTAAATCAGGTCCAGGGTTGTAAAAAGTCCAATAAAAGTTAGGGTAGTTTTGATAAGAACCTGTTAAAACATAGTTTGGCTCAGTCACATTACCAAACATGACAAAAAACATGATTTTTCTATTACTAACATCATTAACAGCCGAAATTTTGTCTGGTTGAGAGAAGTTTAGAGTTTTAATAAATGCTGATATAGACGTTGCTATGGGAGTAACGTTTGTCCCATCAGTCATATAAATATTGTCTTTCCCCAGCCATACCATATTGTTTAAAACATTGGTGATAGCCCAGTGTGAAACTCCAGTAATACCACGTGAAATTTCATTATACTGGTAAATGACGTTATCTACACCAACTTCACTTGTGAAAGACCCAGCAACATCCAACCTACCAATAGAATTGTCTTTTAATACCATTGGGGTTTGAAATGCTGTACCTAAACCAATCAAAACATCCCCAAGACCAGTATTTGAAATGCAATCAATAAAACCTCTAGCTTGGTAAGACTCCGGCATTGGGCCATTTTGCTCAACCGCAGAGTATCTAACTCTATTTTGAAGAGGATGGGCAAAGCCGGCCACGAATATTCTATTATTTACAGAAACAGCATATTTAACCCCACCCCACACTGAAAGCCTTGTATTATCTATGACCAATTCCTCACCTAAACCGGCGTCAGGCTGCACAGAATCAAGGAAAGTAGAGGCAATAGGCCCTGAGGTGTCAAAGAACAGTAGAGGCCCATTTGCGGTCGTTCTATATAGATTAATAGTATCGGCAGTAGTAGCACTTCCAGGAGTGACGTTTATTCTTCGTCCCCCACCAACTCCAATAGTAACTTGTAAAAGGTCGCTAGGAGAAGATTCAGCTCCAGTAATGGAATTGTAATAAGTATACACCCATCCATACTCGGCAGCTACTATTAAACTACCTGCAATGTTCCCGCCGTCAGTAGGGGCTACTGAAGGAGGATCTATACCAATTTGTCTTGTAACAGCTCCATCATATAAAAAATCATCAACTCCATTAAAATAGAAAAGAAGGTTTGAAAATTGAACTAAAGAGGGTCTTGCAACACTCAACCCAGAAATAATAGGCGCGACAGAGGTGGTTGCTACACCTAAAACCCCTGTTCCAGGAGAGGATCCCTTCCCGGCAACAACTACTTGAGAGGTTGAGTCATTTATTTGGAACTCAATCCCTCCATGGATAATTCTACTCCCCCAATCCACAGAAAAAACACTCTCATAACCAGCTCTTGTTGTTACCGCTCCAGAAATAGTAATGTCAACATTATCGGCTATTCTTAAAGCTGTAGAAGGCATGTTTGTAATGGAGTCCGTCAAATCAAGGCCAGTATAGGCGTTAAATATCGACTCTCGGTAAATATTATCTTTTAATTTTATGTCCTGTGACATTAATTATAAGGCGTAAACCATAAACGAGTATTCAAATCATTTGGAACCGCTACACCTAATTTTTCATTAACAGTTTCAAATCTTAAATTTGATTCTTCATCTCGAATATCGTCGGCAATAGCCTTCCTCTTATCAATTTCGTAATATTGAGTTTCTTCTTTTCTTCTGGGGTCTCTTTCTCTTCTAAGACACTTACATAAACAAAACTGAAAAAATAAATCTTGGAGCTTGTAAGGAATTGGGAGGACAACGTTTGAGTTTATCTCCTGACCTATTACCTTGCCATCACAGTAAATTGTCTCAGACTGACCTGACATTGGAGTAGGGTATAACACTACCCCTTTATTCCCAGAGGGGAACCAATAATTTGGATACCCTTGGCAAATCTGTCCTGGATCACCAACTCTTAAGTCTTGTAATTCAAATTTAATTAGTTTTCGCTGCTGTCCAAGAGTTTGTGTATAAACCGACTCAATATAGGTTGCGTCAGACTCAAATCCGAAATTTGCTGTGTTAATAGTATATGTAGATACGCCAGGTAATGATGTAAATTTAAAGTTGTCAGCGACTCCATTTTTGTAGGTAAACTTCCAGTCTGACTCAGCATAAAACTGTTCCACCCAAGCAGTCATGTTATTAACACATTGAGCCCTAAATGAAGCCGATGTGTTTCCTACAGTATCAACTAAATTATCTATAAACTGGTCACGAGTAAATCCTACTATCGGTAGAGGTGGCATATTTTCTCTCAAATTCTATTTTTTGCTCATAGGTCATGTAGTCATAATCCGAAGGGTTCCAACCAAATATTTTTTGAGCTTTATTTTTATTAATATAACCTTTTTGCCACAAACTCTTCAATGTTGTTCTCCACCCTCTAGCGATTATCCTTCCCTTATCATCAAATATATCCCCTTCAGGGACTGATCCATGAGTGGTCCAACCAATGTAAATATCAGGTGAGCTATTATAGGCATCTAATAATCTCTTAGACTCCCCTGATAAGACTGATGAGTCTGTGTATTCATACCTTTCACCTCTTAAATATATCCCAGATGTGCCCATGGGGTTTAGCTCAACAACCCTATGCTTATCATCAACGTAAATTCTGGGGTTTAATTTATGAAGTAGGTATTTAAATGTGCTTAGATCCATAAAAAATATGGGGGAAGGTTTCCCCTCCCCCATTATAATTAGTAAGCAGAACCAGCACGGACCTGAACACCACGCTCAGGACCAAGGCCACCACCAAGATATTTAGCGGTGAATCCAAGAGATTTCCAACCAACCGTACCAACTTGATTGATAGGATCTGCGGATCCTCCAGAACCTTGAGGTTTGACAAATGTCTGCATGTTTTTAGAATCCAAGGACACAACACCGTAGCATTCTTGACCTAACACGATGTTAGCATAAACAGTCGCGCCAGCAAGAGTACCCGTTGTTGTCGATTGAATGTTCTGAGATTCAAGAACACGGCAACCGTACACTTTACCGATCTCACCATTGAAAGGACGTTCGGCCGAGGGATCGATATATTTATTCAAATCAACCCAAGATCCGATGTTCGTGTCGTTCATCATGTCACCACCAGAGGTCACATGCACAACGGACACATAGTCATTTCCTGTATGAGGAGTAACGAGAGCTTTTTTCAATGTAACAACAGCTTTTAAGATTTCTTTAGCTGTCATAACATCGTTAACACCAGTTTGAGCCAACGAAGCTTTGTTGTTGGCAAATTGGTTAGGGAGGTTTGCTCCAAGTTCATTCAAAACAAGGGTATCAAGAGTCAATGCACCTTGTTTACCAAGTCTTTCAAGAGCTGAATTGACCACAGGATCAATTGCAGTTGCTTCCAAAAGGTCAGAGATTTTCACCCATCCACCATATTGCTGGACGTTTGAAGTTACGTTGAAAGTTGTCAACGACTCTTCAGTAGGAGGAACACCTTCTACGAGAGGAGTTGTTGCAGCATTTAAACGGACGTAAGAAAGCCATTTTACTTGCGTACCAAAACCTCTAGGCATTGGGGTTTTCAATCCCAAGGGAACCATTTGAAGGGTTTGATCAAATACGGTTAAAAGCTTTTTAACATAATATAAGTATAGATTGGCAGCATTCGTGCTGGTTGTCATCGTTGACATAAATTACCTCTGGACAAATCCAAGTTGTTTTTCGAGTTGTTCTAAGGTCATGTCTTCCGGGCGTGTTACAGAGGCAGAAGCTGGAGTCGGGGACTCAAAAGCAGCCGAAGCCACTTCTCGTCTCCTATTTTCAGCTTCTTTCTGGCCTACCAATTTAGCCTTGGTTACTTTATCACCAACAGATTCGGCAACAGCTAGCTTATAGAGTAAATCTATCGCTTGCGGTGAGGCCAACATTGATGGTTGAACCATGGATCCATAAGTTTGCGCCAATTCAATCATCTTAGGTTCAAGTTCTTTAAACCCAGGATAATTTTGCTCATCATTCATTGCATTTTTATAGAACAAATTAGCATTGGCCATACTCAACTGCTGTTGAATCTTAGCCTCTGTCCTTTGAGTTCTATTATATACCGCTAATTGAGGATCGATTTCCCATTCCTTTTTGAAGATTTCATCTTCTGAAGGGGCAGCTTGCTGGGATTGCCCAATCCTCGACTCAAGATCACGGATTTGCTGTCTTTGACGAGTGTACTCTGATTGCACTTCCTCGTAAGCCTTGACCACGTCTTCCTGCGTTTTGAACTTACCCAATATAAGAGGTTGTTCCTGTGGAGCCTCTACTTTTTGGGGCACTTCTTCCTTGGCTGGAGCCACTTCTTGAGGTTGTTCCTTAGGAGCCTCTTCTGTGGTTGTTCCGAGCACTGTAGGGTCTAAATTCATATCTCTCCTTTGGGGATTATCCTTGCGGGTCCCCTATGTGTTGCTTTGTTCTTCTTACCGCCTCTTCATAATCGAGAAAAGATTGCTCGATTATTAAAAGGAGGGACTCAAAAGCTAAAAGTTCTGATTGAATTCTAATAATCTTACTAAAATCTTTTTCAACTTTCAAGCTTATGGTTAATGATTTTACTTGACCTTCAATAAACTCATTTAAAATCTTCCACCCTTTTGTAGCAACAAGCTCTCTAAAAGCCTCTCCTTGTTGGAGGACTTTTAAAATTTGATCTGTATCTTCTTTTAGTTGAACGTCTTCTACAGGGGAGCCTGTAATGTCGTCGGTTTTATCGTCCGGAATTTCCTGCAACATCAAAGCCTCCCTTAATTAAACTTGTGATGATCTTGGTTTTATTATTTTGAGCATCTCTCTCTTGTTTCATTCCACCCTTAATCGCTTCAACTGTTGCCAACGTCTTTGTTTTTTCATCATGAGCTTGAGCTTGAGCCGCCATCTGTTGTTGAGTTTGTTGTTGTTGGATTTGTTTCTGCACTTCCGGAGGATTAATGTACGAAAGTGGGTTTTGGATTTGGAATTCTTGAAAGAAAGTTTTTGTTAAATTGTCAAAATTAATAGTACCAAGCCTTGTTCTCTCCACAAATTGCAAATAAGGGATGATGGCTTGAGAAAATTGAGCCTGCCTGGAAGATCTATTAAGCCTTTCAATAGCTCCAACACAGGTAAATTCCCAACAGTTATAGAAATCTTCAGCACTTAAGATTTCAAATGGATTTGGGACGTTTCCATGGATTTTATTCCATAATTCAGGGTCTAAAAACTGTCTATTTAAGCATGCAAGTCGCTTCCCTAACTCTCTCATAACCATGTTTTCTATGATCTTAACTTTAAGACCAATACGACTATTCATGGTTCCTTCGATATAAGAGACTCCTTTAGCGGTATTGCCAAACGCCTCACCTAAGTTACTTACCCCTTGAGAGGCATTTACCATGGCAGAGGCGTTTTGAATCTCATAGTCTATCTGTTGGATCTCTCTATAGGAGGAATTTGGGACCTCAGGTACGTCCATCATCCTTATACCATTTACATCATTGGCTAAGATAATTCCTGAGGTTCTAGAATAGAGGTTTCGAATGTTAATACCAGAGTTCCTGTCAACAATAAACATCCTGTTAACAGCTTGGTTGGTCTGATCTAACCTGGCGTTTCTTAAAGCTGAAGCTTCTTTAAAAAGAGAATATAAAGGCTCTAGCTCTCCAGTTCCATAAAACTCCCCTGGGACAGGTTGGTCAACACAACCAATAAAAGGCTTATAACCATAATCATAAGGGTTATCGTCTACACGAATGACCGTACGACCATTTGCGACAGTAATGACTTTTTCTTTAAAAGTTCCATCTATTTCTTGAAACTGCCCCCAATATTCCCAGACTTCAACCTTACCTTTAAGCTTCTGCCCTGGCCATTGGTTAACAGCATAGGCTTTATAAGACTGAGGCCAATCAACATTTGTCGCTGGAGCGTTATTCCAGGCATTATACCCATACTTATCAACATCCAACTTTAACTCATCTAAGTTAATGTAAATACCACCATTCTCAGTCTTTTCTAATTTCCTCAAATCCTCCATGGTACGGTAGACTCTATGTACACACCCTCTCATGGATTGAATATCACCAGGTTTAGTAGCACCCCAGTCTGGAAAGAAATCAATAATGTCTACGTTAGAAAAAATAGGCCCTTCGTATAAAGTAACAGGCTGCTCTACCTTCTTCATGACCTCAATACCATCAAGCATGGTTTTTTGTCTTGCTGGCAGGATTTTTTCATTCTTAGTCCAACCTAGCTTCGCGATACCAGTTCCGTAGATTAAAGTGTTTTTAACAAATGTTGTAAAGTCATCAAAGAACTTCATCCTATCTAACTGGTAAGTGAAGTGCTCAGTGATAGAGTCAGACATATCACTTAAAGCCTGCATCAATTCATAGTTTGATTCTTTTCTAGGATTGGCCTTTATGTAGGGGGCCTGACCCATGAATGCATCTATGATTTGAGGGGTGAAGGTTTCTATGATGGTCCAAGCGTAAGGTAATTTTAAATTTGCCCTTTGAAGTAAATTGGCTTTAGAAGAACGAGAGTTTAGATATTCTGAATACATCCTCATCCATACATATTCATACAATGTACGAAATTCTTTTGACTGCACCATGAAATTGGTGACGCAGTCCAACTCTCTAGTTAGGCTCATATAAATCTGACGGTACAACAAATCCTGTCTCATCGTCAATTTTTTGATTTAGTTCTTGCTCTTTTAACCAAAATTCTGACGCATCTGTTGTTGTTCCTAAGACTCTATCCATCTCCCAAGCTAAGCAAGCAGCGATGACTGAATCATCATAACATCCTGATATGGCTTCTCGACGGACAGTCCTTCCTGTCTGAGAAGATATCTGTATAAATGTACTCATCTCATTTAAAAGATGGGAGGATCTAATTTTAATCTCACCTGATCTACACTTAACAGCGAAGTTTTCCGTTAAGGGCATTTTAGTCGTACTTGTAGTGAGGAAGCCTAGTTTCTGAGTGGGTTTGTTTGTAGCCTCATCAATGGCTTGACGTTTGTATATTTTATAAAAGTTTTTCTTGGTTAAAGAATTAATGAACGAATGACCATGGTTGTTGGCTTCTGGGCATATCCAAGCTTGTTGATAATATATAGAAGCTTTATAAGCCTCATCAGATAATAAATCTGGTGGGAGTTGGGCGACTAACTCAGCAACTTGATATCCTGTGTTTCTATTCCAAACACTTATAACACCCCTATCCTTACCAATCCCTTCACTGCAATCCACACCAATCACATAGGATGCGGAAACATTAGGGACTTCCCATATTTTCCAAAAGCCACTTTTAGTCTCTTTTAACCCATCTGAGAGATTGCCTATAAAGCTAGGATCTTTAACGAAGGATTCTTGGTATTTCATGACAGAGGCTGAGAAGACTCTATTCTCTCCTGAGAGAAAACAAGCTACATCATCAACAGGGTAGTGGACTTCAAAGTTCTCTTCACTTCCTTGAAAGGATTCTTGGATCTTCCAACGCCTCCAAGCTAATTGGTACTTTTTTAACCCGTAGACTGTTACAAGCTCATCCTCTCTATCATCCAAGTTCATCTTAGCGTTAGAAGCGATAGTCTCCCATTTATCTATGTCTTCTGGGTAATGTTTAAACCAAGGAAAGAAAAATCCTTTATATGGAGCTAAATTTCCATTCTTCTTCCATCCCTGCCAACTCTCATAGAAAAACCCCCCTCTACCGTTAGGGGTGGATTCTAGAGTCACCTCACCGTTCTCTGGGACACTCTGGATACTGTTACCAATTCGGTTCGCATCTATAAAAGCAGCTTCTGAAATATGTAGGCTTTTTAAAGTAAGTGATTGGAAGTCGTATGAAACACTTACAGACCCCCCACCGTCAAAAGATATCTTATGCGCAGAGTCTGAGGATTGCTCTCTGTTAAATAAATGCCCCCAATCTTTCTTAAACCATTCATTACAGTTTTTAACGATTTCAAAGATTAACTCAGTCCTCTCTCTTAAGTGTGACATGATACCGGTGTCCCAGTTGTCCCATAGGGCACGGTCGTAGTTGTAGATGCACATTAAAGTTGTAAAGCCAATCTGGCGGCTTTTAAGAATAATATCATGCCCTGAACGAGTTGTTAGGAAATGAGATTGATCTTGGTTTGGGCGGAAGAAGTTAAACTCACCACTTAATTTACCTTTAATCCTGTAAAGGTTTGTGACTCTTTCATACCAACCAAGCTCTCTCATTTGCTTGACGAACTCAAGCTTAGCCTCTTGGTCACCTTCTGGGACTTTCTTTGTTACCGCATCTAAAGCTTGTATGAATTTATCTGAGAACATTTGGACGTTTTATCTTCTTCTTACAGTAAAGACAAACTTGAAACTCTTCTCCATCTTCCCAGTGAGGGATTAGTTTCTCTTCTATGTGGTGGCAACGATCACAATATAATAACTCTCCATTAATTGTTGGATCTTCCGGGATTCCCGGGAAAACTTTAGCTTCTATTTCTTTTAAAGCTTCTCTTGCTATGGTAAGCTTATCAGGTTTTGTTAATGGGTTTGGTTGAGATGCAGGCTTTGGTGTTTCTATGTAAGATTTAACAACATTAAATTCTGGCGATACAAGTACAGCAACCACTTCACCATACCGGGTAATCTCAACAGGTAACTCATTTAAGTATTTATTCAGGTTCTTTCTAAACTCAGCTATTGATGGCATGTTGTACATAATTCCATATGTTGTACATGATGTAAAGAGAAATGTTGTACACAATATCAATTGTTGTACATAATGTTGTACAAGATCTAAATCGTAAAAATTATAAAAAATAAAAAAAAGAAGAACTGTTATACTAAAAAATAAAAAATGAAAAATAGTATAACTATATGAAATTACTATTTAATATTATATATTATATGTATGTTATATGTATATGTTCTAAGAGATTACTTCGTAGTCTTTATTTCATCCCCCGCGTACCCATGGAACTAAAGCGTCCCCCCGTACGATATATGCAATAGAAAAAGCATGCCTTTTATATGCAGAGTTTTAATTGTTTATCAGGTATATTCAAATACTTAGGTAAATCGGTTAATTGTTTTGGAGAGTTTATTCTTAGGGTGATTAGGAGCGATGCAACTTCTTTCATCTCATTAGAAGTGAGAATGTTAGATTTGATTCTATTACACAAATAACAACAGGGCAAAACATTATCGATTGTATAACCCTTACTACTATCAATCCTATCCAACCCAACACCATAAACTGTTTTGGAGTGGAGCTTGTTTTCGCAATAATAACAAGGGTTTTCACGTACATAGACAAACTCTTCAAATGTTAAACCAAACTCAATATTCTTTGTTTTGGCTTCATACTTTGAGAAAGAATAACACTTCTCCAGATGCGTCTTCATTTTGCTATTGATCCCTTAGGAAGTAAGGATGTGATGTCTGCCGTGAGTGTGCGCGTCTCATGTTTTACAGGCGCAATCAACCCACCTATCTTTGCGATTTGCTCAACCGCTTTTAACTTTGTGCGATGCGTGTCCATGCGCTCAGACACTTTAACTGATTGATTTCCTTCATCATTTAAACAATCATCCCAAACCTTTTCAAACTGTTTATCATACCTTCCTTCTTTTATACTTTGTATAATAACAGACAAAACATTCTCATTATGTAAGTTCTGATAGTTGATACAATGAGGTTGTTTAGCTGTATACCCTGCTTCTCTTACGGCATCGATAGTTGTTGCTCCTTCTAGTAGGGCTGTGACGTACTTAGCTTGTTTGCTTGTCAGTCTTCTCTTTCTGGGGCGGGGGAGTTTTCTCCAATTAGCATTGGGTTTCTTAGGCTTAGGTTCTTCACTCTGGCTTTTAAGTGTGGTGTCTGTTTCTTTTTCAGGGGTTTTCATTGAGCCTATTTTAAAAAGAAAATTAAATTTTATCTATAAAAATAATTCATACATACTTTCACCTTATAAATCAACAAGTTAATTAAACTTTTTACACTTTCCATCACTCCCACTAATTTTATTACTTGATTATCTATATGACATGTGTCATAACGCATCTACATTAACAGTACGAATAACCATTAATCGTACAAAAGGAGAATAAAATGAGTAAAAAACTATTCCAGTTATCATTAGATAATGAAGAAAGATTTTGTTTTAATGCCAAAAGCTTAGAAGAAGCCGAAAACAAAAAGTTTTGTTGGTGTTATTACCATGGCTTTGATTCAGATACAGCAGCCTCTTTCAAAGTCCAAGAAGTAAAATCCCCATTCTATCAAAATAATATCCATAACGAATGGGTGAAATAATGAAAAAATGGATAATTAAACACAGAAATAACTACTTCATACAGGGGTTAATTAGATTTGGGGCCCTTCATGCATACAGAATCTTCTATTTTTGTGAAGAACATAGACGACCAAAAGGATAAATTTATGAAAATCCTGACTATCATTACTCTCATAACAATGACCCTAGCCATCTCTTACTTAGCTGCAAGGTGTGTATGAAAATCTCTTATAATGGCCTAGAATTGACGATCTTTATCAAAGACGGCTTCATGCGTGGGGTTGATACTCAAAACACATTATACGCCCATTCTGACTGTTTAACAGCTATTATGAAGTCAATATCGGACGCTACAACAATTAAGGAGCAACCATGTATGATTTCATAAAAAAATATTGTGAACCGTCTCCACCACCTCCACTAACCTGTAATTGTGGGCGCCTTATTGAAGAAGAAAACTTAGCTGAAACAGAAGCTCTTTTATGCAGAGAATGCTTAAAAATTGTTCATCTTGGCAATTTAAGTGAGTCGAACAACGCCATAAAATCAGTCTTCCCAACCGATCCGTCCATTGAGTTTTCCTTATTTGGAGAACCTAATAAAAGAATCGGACCGGAGTTTGATATCCCCCCGGTTGAATTCTCAGACTGGCTTAATCCTGGGGTTAAGTATTCATTACACATAGGTTTTAACAGAAAACCTTCTCTAAGTTATTATGATAAGCGTAAAGACCCTGAAGCCATAAATCGTTATTATAACCCGTTTTTCAAATAAGGAGACATCAATGCTTCAATTTGATGAAAGACTCTTAAAAGAATACAAAAAAACTCAAATTATCCGTTGGGTTACTATCTTAACAATTACGTTTTCAATCATCTTCATAGCCTACATATGCGCAAACTAGACTATATTATCGCCCTAGAAGAGATCTCAAAGATAAGATCTTGGACTCAACAAAACTTAGCCGATAAACTTGGTTGCCGTTTTGAAACCGTTAACCGTTGGATGACGGGAGCCTTCCTACCTTCCAATCCATATCTTAAAATAATTAAGTTTTTTATTCTACAAGAAACTAAGAAACTTATTGACGAAGGTTTACTTAGTGAGTAAACTCTTTATAGAAAGTGAGGTTATATGAAATGCAAAAAACATCAGATTGATTTAGTCGATCTATTCTCAAACAACATCTTCTTATGTGAGAAGTGTTTTAGTGAATACCATACTAAATGCCCCTGTTGTAAAAAAGAATACGACGGCAAAACTCGCTACTGTCAACCCTGTATGGAAATCTATAACTCTGAGGTAAATACATGAATCCAGATCCAGAACTAAATGAATGGGCTAACGAATACGAACAATTACACAAAGACGACATAGAGGAGGACGAGTGTACAACTTCACAAACAGAATAACGAACGTCTATATCATAAACTCCCCCGTATCTACCTCAAACGAACACGCTTACATTGATTGGTCTGCGGAGATTGAGCTTAGAACCTGGGGGATTAAAGACATCACGACAACGATTAAGAAGTTAAAAGTGTGTTGGGAAGAGGATGGTGAGGAGAAGTTAGTCGAGGTAGAAGGAGAGATTAAAACTTCCTGGAATAGCAAGCTCCCTCTCTATCCCTCCTCTGTAACATGGGACACTGACAAGAACGAGTTTATGGTGGAGTTCTAATATGAAAAAATACCGTTTAAAAATAGATTCTCCATGGGGGAAGAAGGGTGACGTCAAGTTAACCGATGACGATGGTTATTTATATCATGCTGTACGCATAAATGATTATTCACCTACACCATGCATCATTAAGTTTTCTCCTGAGCGTTATGAAGATTTATTCGAAAAGGTCATCGAGCCAACTGATGAGGAGTTTTTAAGACATTGGTTATTCAAAAATGATATCAGCGATAAAGAATCTTATGACTCTTATTTAGTTTTAGCCAAAGCTCTCATCCAACACGGATTCGATGTAAAGAAACTACGAGGTGAGTCATGAGTGATGAATTACTGGTAGCTATTGGGGGCATAGCTTTATTTGTTATAGTATTCTTTTGTGCTCAAGGAACATCTTCCTATTCTTGTCGAAGATTAGGTGAAGAAACTCAAGTCGCTTCAAAATACACAATGGCAACTGGCTGTTTGGTTAAAATTAACGACCAATGGATTCCTAGTGATCAATGGAGGACAGTAAAATGACCAAAAAACAACAACCAGCGTTTCCTAGGGGGGTGGTTTTTCCAGAAAATCTAGGGATGGCAATAAAGTCATTGCGTGACATCAACTCTGGAATGACGCTCCGTCAATACTACGCAGCTAAGGCGATGCAGGGTCTTATCATGCTTCAGAAGTTTAATGAAGGAAACCATTGCGATACAGCTCTTACATCAAATCTTACACATGGAAGAGTCATAGCTGAATGGGCGTTTAGGTATGCTGACTGCATGATCGAGTTCGAAGAGAAAGAGGGGGAGGCATGAGATTTCCACCTTTATTCATAGAAATCATGTTATGGTATTATACAAGTCCTTATGATTATAGAGAAGGCGATCACAGCGCACCTGCGGTCTGTGAATTTATTAAAAGAGCACTCGATCTCCAATTAATAAAAAAACGTATAATTCCTGAAGAAGAAGGCTCTCAATACGAAATAACTGAAAGAGGGGCTGCTTGGATTAAGGCGCTTTGCACAACACCTCTTCCTTGCATTTGCAAAGGCGACATATGAACCTAGATAAAATACTACAAGACGCCCTAGAGTATGAGAAGATACGGGAGGCTTTATGCCATGCGAAATAATTAAGACAGAAAAGTTTAGTGGGTTTATTTGTTCACGAGGCAATAGTCGAAAAAGATGCGCTCAATGTGGGGGAGTATCTAACTTACTTTGCGACTTTAAGCTTTCAGGGGCAATGGCTGGAAAGACTTGCGATCGGAATTTGTGTTTAAAGTGTACGAATAAGCATGATGGATTAGATTTATGTTCCGCACATTTCAAAATTACAAAGGAAGCAAAGGTAAAACCATGACCCAAAAACTCACACATAAAGAAAGAGCTGATAAACTATCTTTAGACATTCATGCTAAGGTTATTTTTTTAACTCAAATAGTACCTGTTGGTATTTCTGAAAGATTTTTAATGGAAGTTAATGATCTCGTATCAGAAGCCTTCACCCAAGTAGCGAATGAAGCTTTGGAAGAGGCTGCGAAGGTTGCTGAAGATTGTAATTGTGACAACAAAGCTTGCTTTCCTGATGATATAGCAAAAGGAATCCGAGCCCTCAAACAAGAGGTGAAGGCGTGAAAACATCTACGTCATTCTCATTAGCCGATGACTTCATAAAAGAGTCTGTTTCAGATATTAAGAAACGATTTGAGAAAGAGATATTAGCTCATTGCGAGGAATATGGGCGAGAGATTTCTCATAAACTTTACCTGGAAGCTATGAAAAACCTGAATGGTTTACGCGTTGATTTTAACCAATCGCTAGGAAGGAATGTATTGGAAATAAGGATCTCAGTATTTAAAGAAGAGGAGCCATCAAAACCAAAGAACAAGCCAAAGAATACGCCGACGAATGCAAGAAGGTAGCTGAGATGCTCCATGAAAAGTGGGGAGAATGATTATGGGATTATTTAATAAAATTTTATCTTTATTAAAAAGAAAACAAAAGAATTGGTTTTCTGGTGGGCTATCTTTTGAAGAAGAAGAAGATTATTTAAATACTTATGGGTCTAAAATATTGGCTAGTAAGATAAATACAACATTTAACTCCATACATAAAGGAGAACCAATGACCACACAAAAAGGATTTCAGTTTAAGGTTGGACAGTTGGCAAAACATCCTTCTTGGGATGTTGACCGTAAAGAAGTTTTATTTATTGGTAATGAGAAAGTCTTCTATCGTTGGGTCGGTAGTTTGGCAGGTGAAGCCGCAGATCCATTTTCATGTTGGGATGATTACGTCCTCTACACCCCTCCCAAGAAAACAATCAGGTTGTATCCTGCGTTGATTGATATTGGCGCATCGATGAGTATTTGGAGAGTAGACTGGGACAATCTTTTTCAAAATGAAGAAGAAGCAAATCGACATTTTGGATGTCAATTTTTCAAATGGCCCGCATCAGAATCACTATTTGTTGATGTGCCTGTGGAGGAGAAGTGACAAAACACATACCAGTTTATATAACTATGCCTGAGGGATCTCAAGTTGTTTACCAACAAACAGGAGACAAACTGACATGAAATGGCGAGTGAAATATTGGCGATGGATTAACGAACAGGCAGGAGAATGGTACAGAACCGGGCTGATGACAAAAGAAAATGCCGAAAAGGTTGCTGAAAGTTTCAGACAATCGCATGAACAGGTGGAGGTGTACTATGACGATGACGGAAAGTGAATATTTTGACACAAGAACAGAACTCGATGCCTGTTATCCGTGCCCGGATGTTGACTGCGATGGGGTTGTTGAATACGAAACAACCGGATATTGGCAGTGTTCTGAATGCTCGTTTAGGACGAAGCATATTGAAAACAGAGTGAGGCTACAAGGATGGAGATGTTAAGGCTAACGCCAAAGCTCAGGCGGAACGGAGCGAAGCGTAGTGATCGACTGGAGCGATTTGTTATGACTTTTTATTACGGGGAAAACAATGATTAAACCTTACTACGAAGAAAACGGAATAGTGATTTACCACGGAACGTCTTTTGATATTTTTCCGTTACTTGAAAAAGTCGATGCTATTATTACAGACCCGCCCTTCAATGTAGGTAAAGATTTTGCAAATGAGGACTTAACACCTAAGCAGTGGAGGGCTTTCTGCGCGAGATTTGCAATCGCCGTATGGGAAAACGGCGCAGACAATATTCTTGTTGAAGTAGGGAAAAACGATTCAACAATGAGACAGGAGCTTGAACGGTGGCATGAATATAGATACGCCATTGTGTTAAATTACACAAACAGCATGAGGAACGGTGTGATAGGGTATGCAAACTTTGGATTGGTGTATTGGTTTGGAAATGGAAAATGCCACAATAGATATAAAGACAGACTTGATTCTGCGCTACACAATACTAAAGACGAATTTACCCACCCAAGCCCAAAAGAAGTAGGACATTATGCAAGACTGGTTGAAATGTTTACCCCTGGGGGTAGAGGCAAAGACATTCCAGGAGATAGTTGCGGCTTCATACGGCGTACCACTATCTGAATTAGAAATTAAAAGAACATCTCTTGAGAGGGTTTATTGTGAAGATCCTTCAAGCTATTATGCCTCAATAGTATTGGAGGATAAATGAACAAGATCGAAGAATGGGTTAATGGATTAGATGAATCTATGGACATTATGCCTCACGTTTTTGATGACAAAGATAATTTAAAAAAATGTATTAAAATCATCGAGCATTTGATGAAGGCTGTTGAGTATTATTCTCAGGATGAAAAGAGAATGATCAGAGAGTTGTGGCATAGAGACTCTGCTATTTTACATAGAGAGTATCTAACATTCGATACATTTACAGCTAAAGAAGCAATTGAAGCTTGTGAGAATATAATAAAGGAGGAATTATGAAACAAGATAACAACCCATGGCCTCTATCAAAGAGGGAACACTATATCATAGAGATTGTAAAAGGTATGTTGGCAAATCCTGAGAATTGCCGCCTATCACAAGAGGAGATGATTAGATACGCCAATGACATGGCAGATCTACTTGTTACTTTTGAGAATCGAGGGCTAAAATGATTATAGAATCTAATTTTATAAAGTTAAGATGCTTTTTTGGTTGTCATAAGTGGGGTTGTTGGGTGGATTCTTCAAATATAAAGAAAATATCATTTAGTACATTTTGCAGTGCCTACGATGTGCCGACACAAACTAAAACATGTAGTCTTTGTAATATTAAAAAAATTAGAATTGTGGAGGGATAATGATTAATGAAAAACACACTGATGATGATGGTTGGAGATGGTACGATAACAAAGTATCTGTCACAACTATACTTTCAAATACGATTGCCAATCCAAAACTATCAGAATGGTATAAAAAGAACTCTGCCAATAGAATAGAAACTGTAAGGGCTAAGACGGCAACATTTGGGACAGATGCTCATAAATACTTTGAGAAGATCTTGCTAGGGGAAGAGTTTGAACCAGCCTCTGAATATAGACCACATGTCAATTTCTTCCGTAAATGGGTAGAAAAGAACAATGTTAAAGCATTCCATGTAGAAAAGAACCTTGTTTCTGAGAAGCTTGGAGTTGCTGGCACATGTGACTTTATAGGTGAAATTAACGGGGAACCATTCATAGCAGATTGGAAAACATCTACTAGGTACAATATAACAAATGGCTATCAGTTAGCAGCTTATAGAATGATGGCTATGGAGAATGGGTTAATTGGTGAATGTGGTATTATGGGGGTACAAATTGACCGTAATACGGCTGACATCAAAACCTTTGAGTATGAACATATCGACTTTGTAGAGGATGCTTTCTTAAATACCTTAGATCTATTCAAAGCAGTCTATTTCCATAAACTTAAAAAACTAGAATGGCCATGGAGAATGGCTAAAACAATGAAAAGGATATAATATGTTACAAAACGTAAAAATAGCAGTTGTGGGGAAAGTTGAGGATGTTTCAGGTAAATTCGCCCCACAAAAGAAAATAAGCATTAAACAATCCCTAGAAGGCGGGGATCGTTGGCTCTCTGGCTTTGTAGATGTGAAGAGTGCCTCCCTTTTTGAGCAAGGGAAGACTCTAGAATTAGAAGTCTGGGAGAATGGGAAATATTGGAATTTCAAATTACCCTCTCAAAAGGCAAAAGAAGCTGCTAAATCTACCAATGAAGTCATGGATGCATTAAGGAAAATCTACGCAAAGTTACAAGATATTGAAAGAAGGCTTCCTCCTGCTTCAAAATCAGAAGAAATCTTGAGCGTGTTCGATGAAGAACTTTGATATTTCAATAAATCTTTCCCAGTTTGAGAGGGAATTAATCAATGAAGTGTCTAAATCTGAGAAATTAGGTTTAGATTGGGCTAAAAAGGATTCTATTTATAAACAATTAGATGACTTTAAGAAGAATATTTTGGCCAAAAACACCCCTAATGAAGGAACTGAGGGGCATAAAGAGAGATCTGCTTTGGTTTCAGAGGAATATGAGAGGCATCTTTATGGTCTTTCAGCAGCTAGAGAGGATGCTGAGGTAGCAAATGTCCGCTATAAAGCCTCATTAGCTAAGCTAGACGCTTTAAGGACCATTATGAGCAATCATAGAGAAATGGTAAAAAGAGGAATATGAAGCATAGACCTAAGGATAATTTCTTTAAAAACACAAATTACGAAAAGTTTATAGCTTCTAAAGAGTGCCTTGTTTGTGGAAAGTTCCCAGTCCATAAACATCATGTAGAGCATGCTAGGGGGAATTGTTACATGCTCATACCACTTTGTGAGGTTCATCACATATCAGGTCACCCTTATAGCTACCATCAGCTAGAGAGAGACCGGTTTGAGGATTACCATAAAAAGAACCTTGATTGGGAAATAATGAAACTCATGATGGAATATATTGATAATAGTAAAAAATAATATTAGTGTGTCTACACACAAATATTAAAAAGGTTGGCTAAACTAACTAAACATTAAAATTTCAGGGTAGTGGCATCTTAGCCGACCTCCGCTTTTACCCTCTCTCATGACTCATCCCATGAGGGAGGGACCTGAATTATTGGGGGGATTATGTCTTTAATTATCCAAAGCCAACCTTTGGTCGTCCTGACCGAATTGGCAGTTAAAATAGGTCTTAACGAGGCCATATTCTTACAACAAGTCCATTTTTGGCTAGAGAAGTCCACAAACATACAGAAGGGTCATAAATGGGTCTACAACTCCTATCCTGAGTGGAGGAAGCAATTTCCATTCTGGGGGCTAAATACTCTTAAAAGAACCGTATACAATCTTGAAAAGATTGGGCTTTTAATAAGTGATTCATTTAATAAAATGACGATAGACAAGACGAAATGGTACCGGATTGACTATGCCGCGGTAGAGCGAATTTCACCGACCATAGACCCAAAATGGGTCGACGATAAGGCCAAAATGGGTCGACCTATACCAGAGAATACTACAGAGATTACTACAACATATTTAGCGAAGAGTGAAAAACCTCTTAAAAGAGAAACTGAAATACCTAAAGATCTCACCTTAGATGCTGATATGGAGAAGTTTGCATCATCCCGGGGTGTAAGGCCGCAGCGGGAGTTTGAGGCATTTGTGGCCTATCATACCTCTAAGGGGTCAAAATTTAAGGATTGGAAGGCCGCATGGCGCACTTGGGTGTTAAATTCTGTCAAATTCTCTAAAAAAGACGTGGGGGCCGGTGTATGGAAGATAATGCTCTAACCCTAGGGTCAGATATACTTGGATGCCTGATCGTGCATCCTGAGGCATTTACGGACCTTTTAGACGGTAATGTATTCGAGTTCAAGGACCATATTGAGGTGTTTTATGTTTTGAAGAAACTCTATGACTCAAAAAAGATATGGGATATTGTCTTAGTGCGTCATGAGCTTCCTGAGAGTTTAAGGTATGCGGCGGATGATTGGACGTCAGAGAATAATAATTTAATCTTCTGTCCCTCTCTCCTTCCCTCCTATGTGGATAAGTTAAACGACTATAAGCTCGCTTCAGATGTCGCTAAACTTTACGCAATGCATAATAAAGACCCTTTGCTCTTAGCTGAAAAGGTCAAAGAAAGGGCTTTATCAGTTAAAAGCCAATGTTCCCCTAAGAATATAGGGACTTTTTTAAAAGATGTATTTTTACAAATTGAAAAAGCCTCAAATAATAAAAACGAAATCACAGGTGTTCCTTCTGGATTTTCAGCCATTGATTCTATCACTTGGGGGTTTCAACCTCAAAGGCTCTACCTATTAGCAGGGCGTCCCTCTATGGGTAAAAGTGCTTTAGGTATGAATATAGCCCATAATGCCGCTAAAGTAGGGAAGAAGGTTTATTTCCAATCTTTAGAGGAGTCTAGCCAGTCTTTATGTACAAGAATGCTCTCTAAGGCTTGTAAGATTGAAACTAATAGGCTTTTAAGAGGGCAGTTAAACGAAGATGATTGG